GCCTCTATTGCTGGTGGTTTACTTACATGGCTTTTAACATATTGGAATAGATAATGCTTGCTGAACTGGCAATTGCCAACGCTGCCTTTGGTGTCATCAAAGAGACTGTAGCCAATGGTGGTGACATCATGGCAGCGGGTCAGCACATCTTCAAGTTCTTTGATTCTAAGTCAGAGTTAGCAAAGAAGGCTAATAAGTCTGGTTCAGACTCAGAGGCTTTCTTTGCTCTTGAACAGATCAAGCAACATGAGGCGGCTATCCAAGAGTTATTCATCTATCAAGGCAGAGCAGGGCTTTGGGATGATTGGTTAAAATTTCAAGCGGAGGCAAAGCGTAAACGTGATGCTGAGGCCAGAGAGATTGTCTTAGCGCAGATTAAACGTAAAGAGTTGATGTGGGCTTGGATTAACGGATTCTTAATTATCGCTTCTGTCATAACAGGGGTAGTCATTATAGCTGGTTTTATCTGGCTTGTTGTAACGAAAGGTGGAGTATGAAAAGACAATTACCAAAGCGCAATGAGCGTTCAAAGAAGAACAAGAGGAACAAGTAATGGCTACATTTGCTGATTATGTTAGAGACTTGATGGAGGCTGTTCCAAAGGTCAATGGTAACCCTATGCTCTCTGTTACCTCTATGACAGATGACAATGCTCGATACCGTGAAGACCCCTTCTACATTTCACGGGATATACAAGCGAGAGATCAGCTTGTGTTAGACGAGGAAGAGCGTCGTCGCCGTGAAGCTGCCCTGTCGGGGTCGGGTATGATGGCTGGTGGTGGTGATAGTGGTACTCCAACAGAATTAAGTAAAGATCAAGAAAGCTTCTTTAGTTGGATGGATAGCACCCCAGAAGGTCAAGCGTTTAAAGACCAACGAGGGCAACAGATAGGTAATTTAATTGGGTTAGTAACTCCTTTTGGTGGTGTAAGAGCTGCTATGGATGGGTTGCCTACGTTTAATACCGATACTTTGTTTGGCATCCCTCAAGAGGCTAGGAATTGGCAAGAGCAACAGCGTATGCAAACACCTGCATATCGTAATGATGCTATTGCACGGATTCAAGCTGAGTCAGAAGCATACGCTCAACAACAAGCAATAAACTCAGGGGACTTTGTACGGTCTGGTGGCGGTATTGTTTATGCCAACCCTCAAGACGTAGGCCCTTCTAGACCTAGTGGTGAGAGTAATGGCGGTTACTCAGGCCCTGCTACAGCAGCGGAAGCTGGCTATTCAGGGGACTACATGTGAAACATTCAGTAGAAAAAGCTTGACAACCTGAGAAATCTGTGGTATAATAGCAACAAAGGAAAAGATAAATGACATATTTAGAACTTGTCAATAAAGTTATGCGTAGGCTCCGAGAGAGTGAAGTTGATACAGTCCAAGGCACAGGTAACTCTAACAGCTACGCCCGTCTGATTGGTGACTTTGTTAATGAGGCAAAGAGTCAAGTAGAGGTTGCTTGGGACTGGAGTGCCTTACGCTCTACCCTAACCCTGACAACGACAGCCGACGTGTTTAACTATGAGCTAAATGGCTCCCAGAATAACTTTAAGGTGTTACATGTGTTAAACGACACAAGCAACATCGACATGAAGTATCAGACTGGTTACTGGTTTGACCAAGCGTTTCTGATGGCTGACCCTGAGAGGGGTATTCCAGCCTTCTACAACTTCAACGGTGTTAGCACAGATCGGGATACTCAAGTAGACATCTACCCTATCCCTGACGGTGTTTACGACATCCGGTTTAACATCACACAGCGTAACCTAGAGTTAACCGAAGATGCTGAAACTGTTGTCCTCCCCACCCGTCCAATCATCCTGTTAGCTACAGCGATGGCGATTGAAGAGCGAGGCGAAGACGGGGGACAACAAAGCATGAACGCCTACGCTGCTGCTCAGTCGGCATTGGCAGATGAGATTGCAATGGATGCGGCTCGTCACCCAGAGGACACTATTTGGTATAGCGTATGAAACAACTCCAAACACTCTCAGTAGTATCCCCCGGCTTCTTCGGGTTAAACACACAAGAGAGTGGCATCACCTTATCACCCAACTTTGCTCAGTTAACTGACAATGTGGTTATTGATAAGTATGGTCGGCTAGGCTCTCGTAAGGGCTGGCAGATGCGTACAGACAGTGGTGTTACTCAACTAGCTGGTGCTACCATAGACTTCTTAATGGAGCATGTTAACGCTGACAACACTGTTGTTACCCTCTCTGGCGGTAACGGTAAATTGTTTAAAGAGGGTGCTGACGGTGGTTCTCTTGTTGACATAACACCAGCAGGGTATACGATAACAGCTAACAACTGGAAGGGTGCTACTCTTAACGACCACGCTATGTTGGTTCAAGCTGGTCATGCTCCTCTGTTAGTGTCAGCAGAGTCAGGAACCCTTGTAGCAGACTTAGTAACAGCGCACACGGCACATGGTTCTCATACCCCTAACTATGGGACAAGTTACCCTAATGATGTTATAGCTGGTTACGGTCGCTTCTGGGTGCATGATGGTTCTACTGTCTATTGGTCAGATGATATTGCTGGTGCTTTCCCTAGGTTTGCTGATGGCTCAAGCGGGTCATTGAACATAGCCTCTGTACTACCAAACAACGTAGATACCATTACGGCGTTAGCGCTACACAACGGCTTCCTGATTATCTTCTGTGAGCATAACATAATTGTTTACTCAGGTGCTGATAACCCTTTAACTGCCTCCTTTGCTGTATCAGATGTGATTGCTGGTGTGGGTTGTATAGCTCGTGACTCAGTGCAGGGTACAGGTAATGACCTTATCTTCCTATCTGATACGGGTGTTCGTTCTTTGGGTCGCTTGATTCAAGAGAAGTCTTTACCAATGCGTGACCTTACTAAGAATGTAAGGGATGACTTGCTTAAAGATATTGCACAGGAGCGTAGTAACTCAGGTGGGTTGTCTAAGGTACGCGCAGTTTACTCTGAGGTTAACGCCTTCTACTTGTTATCCTTTCCCTCGACTGAGACAATCTATTGCTTAGATATGCGTCAAGCGATGGAAGATGGTTCTAGCCGGGTCACAGTTTGGTTCTCATACAAGGCCACAGCTCTTCTTCGTAGACGCGACAGAGAGGTAATGATTGGTAAGGTTAATGGGATTGGTAGGTATTTTGGTTATAACGATGATGGCTCTTCATACCGCCTACGTTACTTCTCCCACTACCTTGACATGGGAGCACCTACAACCAACAAGATATTAAAGCAGATTAGCGCTACCGTTATCGGTGGTAGTAACCAAAGCTTCACCATCAAGACTAACTTTGATTACAAGGAAGCTCCTCGGTCATACCCCTACACGATTGTGACAGGAGATGTTTCTGAGTATGGTGTAGGCGAGTATAACATTGCAGAGTTTTCTGTCGGTATTGTACTAGATTCTATTAAAGCTAGTGTAGGTGGAAGTGGTAACACGATTCAGATTGGTTTCGAGGCTGACGTAAACGGTAGTGAGCTATCTGTACAGAAGATTGATATGTTTGTTAAAACAGGAAGGATTAGTTAATGGCTAATTATTTAAAGGCTACGGATTTCGCAGCTAAAGATGCTCTACTCTCAGGTGACCCTAATAAGATTGTAAAAGGTACTGAGATTAACGATGAGTTTGATTCTATTCAGACAGCCGTTAACAGTAAGGCTAACATCCAAAGCCCTACGTTCACAGGTACTCCAGCAGCACCTACAGCGTCAGCAGGCACACAGACGACACAAATCGCAACAACAGCTTTTGTTAAAACAGCGTTAGATAACACAAACGTTGGAACCTTATCTGCTTTCTCCTTAGTGGAAAGTGGTACTGATCTGTTAATTAAGTATAACGGAACAACAGTTGCTAAGATTACTTCTGCTGGTGCTTTTGTTGCTAAGGATGATGTGACTGCATTTGGGAGTTTATAATGGCTTTACAAGGGTCAGGGCAAATTAGCCTTGCTAACATTCAAACAGAGTTTGGCGGTAGTAACCCTATTAGTATTAGCGAGTATTATCGTAATGGCGCTTATGTTACCTCCAATAACACAGGGGTTCCTATAAGTGGCGTTCTTGCCCTTACTAGCTTTTATGGTGCTGTCAAACAGTTTTCATTTACTATTTCTACTAACTATTCTACACCACAGAATTTAGCTACGTTGGCTACTGCGGCTGGTTGGAATGGAAGTGATTACCTAGTAGCAACTAACAACGCTATTATCAGTTCTAACACAACTGCAACCCCTGCTCTTACAATACCTAACTCATTCCCCAACGGAGTGGCTTTAATCAACAATGGTTATATTGTAGGTATGGGTGGTCGTGGAGGCGCTGCTGAAGGTAATGGAGGCACACGAGCAGGTTATACTGGTGGTGCTGCTCTGTCTATCCTACGCACTGTTTCAATCACTAACAACGGAACACTTGCTGGTGGAGGCGGTGGTGGTGGTAGCTCTACCTCGTTTGGCTGGAGTGGTACTATCCTGACAGGTGGTGGTGGTGGTGGTGCTTCAGGTCTAACAGCCGCTATTGCTGGTTTCTGTTACTACAACTCTACGGCTCAACCTTCTCAATACAACGCTACTACTGGTATGTACAGTACAGGTGGTGCAACAAGCCCCGGTTATATCTCAGGTGTCGTGGCCCCACAAGCGGGTTACGGTGGTAGTTGGGGTACTGCTGGTGGTGGTGGTGGTTACGGGGGCGGTGCTGGCGGTGCTGCTGTATCAGGCAACAGTTATGTAACATGGGTAGCAACAGGCACTCGTTACGGTGCTTTAGTTTAAGGAATAAATATGGAACCGAGTACATTTGCAACACTAGCCTCAGTAGGTTTAAACCTATTTGGTGCTAACAAAGCTCAAGACGCAGCAAGAGAATCAGCACAGGCTAACATCGAGGCAGCTAAGATTGCGGCTGAGGCGGCTAAGTTTAAGCCTTACTCAATCTCGACAGGCTTCGGCACAAGCTTCTTTGATGAGAATAAACAAGAGGCTGGCTATACTCTTGACCCTACCCTACAGGCATTTCGTAATGCTATGTACGGTGGGGCTGGTGAGTTTATGGGACAGATTCAAACTGACCCAACCGCAGCAGCTCAACAGTATTATAACCAACAACAAGGGCTAATGGCTGGTGGTCGTGGTGCAGAGGATATTGCCCTGCGTAACCAACAACTCCAGTCAGGTCGTATTGGCCTAGGCTTATCAGGCGCATCTCAGGGTGCAGGGGCTGGTACAGGGTATGTTAACCCAGAACAGTATCAGCGTGATCTAGCTAGGGCACAACAAGATCAAGCATTGGCTGCCTCATCTACACAACTGGCTCAAGCAGATATTGATCGTTCAATCGCCCGTGGTACTGGCTTGTTACAGACTGGTATGGGTATTGAGCAGATGGGGTTACAGCCTCTCCAGATTGGTGCTGACATCGGTAACCGTGTTGCTACCGCTGGCGCTAACCAAGGGCAAATGTTGTTAGCTGGTGGTACTGCTGCCGCTAACGCTAACCTCGCAGGTGGTTTGGCTGGTGCTGGTATGTTCGGTAACCTTGGCGCATCTTTGATGAAACAGCAATTCGGTACTAAGGAGGGGTAAATAATGGCAAGTGAAATTTTAGGGTTGTTCGGTGGTCAAAGCCCACAACAACTACGCAATGCTTTCTTGGATAGCACAATGGTGTCCCCTCAGCAGATGGCGCAACAAGGGTTGTTACAGCAAGTTGTCTCTATGGGTCAAAACGCTGGTTCAATGATTGGCGCTGGAGCAGGTCGTTTGTTTGGTGGTAAAGTGCCCGGTGAGGTTGAGCAGGAGACAATTGCAAATATCTACCAAGATATACAGAAACTTGACTTACCAACAGAGAGTGCTAAGTATAAAGTGTTTGCGACAAAGTTGGGAGAGGCTGGTCTTTCACAACAAGCGGCATTGGCTAGTAAAAAAGCATCTGAGGCTTATTCCTCTGAGTTAAAGAATAAAGAGACGTTGTTAGGTATTGAAGGTAAAACGTTAGAGAACACTTTAAATCGAGCAACCATTATGCCGAAGGTTAAGGCTGCTTATTTAGCTAACGCAACAGCTTTAGCAGCCTTAAACAAATCTAAACAAGATTTTGAACTAGCTAAAGAAATTAACCCTACCAAGGTAGCCCAAGCTAAACAAGCCTTGTTAACAGCGCAACAAGCTTATGCACAAGCTGATAAAACAAATCCTGTTGCTTTAGAGCAAGCTAAACTAGCCGTGGCGGCAGCGCAACAAGCTTATGCACAGGCTAATAGAATTAACCCACTTGAGGTACAGAAAGCTCAACAAGCTTTAATTAACTCACAGCAAGCATATGCAAAGACAAAGGCTGAGATGGCACAATTTGAGGCTTTGAACCCAGATGTTCTTGCGCAAGCAGCATTGGCGACACAAGCAGATCAACTGAATGTTAACAAGGAAGTATCACTTCAGGCGTCTAGACAACTTATGTCTGAGTTTCCAAAAGGTTCTCCTGAGTATAACGCTGCTCTGGATAACATTTTAGCTATTCAATCTCCTAGTTCATTAACGCCTAAGCCAGTTAACTTTGGTGTTGATAGGGAGGCTTATTCTTCTGCTATGTATGGTGGTAAGCAGTTTAAGGATTTAACACCCACTGAACAAGCTGCTGTTAATCTGACATTAAAAGAGAAGTCTGTCACTGTCGCTAGAGCTGGTGCTTATGAGATTGGTAAAGATTTAAAAGCTTTTGATGACGCTATTAAAGATAACACAGTTTCATTCCAAGCTGCTCAGTCGGCTAAAAAGTTGTTGCAAGAGGCTAAAGCGTCTAATAACCCTGATGCGTGGGAAGCTGCTAGAACTACAGTGGCTCGTGCTGTTGGTAAGAGTAAGTTGTCCAATGAGGATATTAAGCGACTAGGTGGTTCTCCTGAAATTGTGCAAGCTGTTAAAGATATAACATCTAAGGCATTCACAGGAACTGTAACACTAGACACTCAGCGTAAGTTGTATGCCGTGGCTAGTATCATTGAGCGCTTTGAGGCAGAACAGATTAACAAACAAGCTGATCGGTTTGCAGCGGCAGCGGCTGAGGCAGGGTTTTCTAAAGACCCCGGAGTTTACTTTCCTAAAGTTACGGCAGATGGTGTTACTTCTTGGAACGATTTAGATTAAAGGTTTATTATGGCAGAAACTCGATCAGTACAGCTACCTAATGGTATCGTTATCCCCGACGTACCAATGGAAGCTACTAAAGAAGAAATTAAAGAGAAGGCTATCCGAAATGGTCTAGCTACGATAGAGGATTTCGCTAGGGAAGCTGAGTTACCTACTTCTAGTGCTTTAGCCGAGGATGCCAGATTCAGAGCTAATGCCCCAGAGAGGACATTTTCAGAACAGGCAGCTCCTTATGTTGAAGCGGCTATCGAAGGGGCAGCGGCTGTCCCTATCATGGCGGCAGGGGCTAGAGGGGCACAACTGCTTTATCGTGGCTCTAAAGCTTCCCCCTACATCGCTGACTTAGCCCGTAGTCTTATGCCGAGATCAGCAGGTGGGTTAGTCACTGAGGGTGTTATTGGTGCAACAGGTGCTGTGGCTGGTAAGGCGGCGGGTGAGCAATTTCCTGAAGGCTGGCAACGTAACTTAGCTGGTATGGTTGGCGGGGCTACTCCAGGACTTGTTATTTCCCCTGCTCGTAATCTAACGACTATGGTTGCTAACCGAGGGGCTGGTCAGGAAGGTATTGAAGCTTTAGGCGCAGGGGCTAAGGCTTCTGGTGTAATAAGGGCTAAGGCACAAGCAAAAGTGGCTTTTGAAGCTAATGATGCTCTTCCTTCTACTTTAATACAATCAGGTAAAATACAAGAAGCTACTGGAGTTAGCTTACCTATATTGGCAGCGGCTAACGGCGACCTAACTATTTCTGGTTTTATTGCTTCTCAGGCGGCTAAAGGCGACAACGCTGGATTTACAGCGGCTATGCGTCAACAATATCAGACTGCTGAACAACAACTAACTGCATTTAAACAGGGTAAAGCCCCCACGATGCAAGAAGTTGATGCTTTGGTTAAACAACGTGCAGCGGATATTAAGGCTAAGAATGAGCAGTTTGAGATTGACTTCGCGGCTCGTAATGCTGAGGCTGAAAAAACTGTTGCTACTTTAACAGATAACATTGTTGAAGCATCCTCTCAACTACAAGTTACTGGCGCCTCAGACATGGGGACTCGCTTTACCAA